GAGCAAGGCTCAGAGGGGCGGGCGTGGTAGCGGCTTTGTTCTCCAACTGCTTTCCCAGATCTGCAATTCGTCCCCGAGCAGATGCCTCCACCGTGGCCGGTCGAATTCCGGTGGTTTCGTTCAGGATGGCTTCGCCAGGAGTAGCCCCGTAGGCCTCCGTACCGCCTTTGATGCCGAAGGCACTTTTGGCCAACATCGGGGCAGGTTTGCCAAGCATGATTCCCGCTCCGCGTGCCGCCAGTGGACCAGAGATGGCTCCAGAAACATCGCCGATCAGCCGCGACGTGTCCGGGGATGCTCCGGCCGCATTCGCTATCGCTTGACCACCTCGCTGCGCCCCAAGACCGATCAGCGACGCCAATCCCGCAGCCAATGGATTTCCGAGCATGCCTGGGAGTGCCAGCGGAAGCATTACGGTACCAGCGCCCTCGATCAGATCGGATGCCCTGCGGGCAAGAGGTTCTTCCGAGGACGGCGCGATCAATCCGCGGCCTAAAGCAGTCATGCCGCCAACCATCGGCCCCACTACCGGATTTAAGAGTTTCTCTCCAAGGTCTGGAGTGGGCAATGGACCAGCCTTGTCATAGGCGCTCAGTTGACCAGGGGATACGGCCTTCCATTGGTTTCCGATTGTGATCGGCTTAGCGGCCTCTACGTCCGGAATTGGAGGCGGGGGTACGAACGCCGGCTCGTTGTCGGGTATCGGAGGAGGAGGGACGAATTTTTTGTCAGCCATTACTTCCAACTCCCTTGAACCTTAGGATCACCACCCAGATACTCTTGTCCTTGGTACTTTTGCCCGATAATGTAGCCACCTTGGGCCTGCGGAGCATTGTGTGTCGCAGCGGCAGTCGATTTCTTTCCGCTCATCGCCTCCATGTTTTTCGAAGTCCAATCGTCGATGCGAGAAATCGTTGCCTTCAAGTTAGAAAAGTCTTGTTTTGGATTATTGATCGCGCGGTCGAATTCCTCACGAAGATTTTCCGGTAATCTACCGCGCGCATGCATCAAAGCCACTGCCGAAGAGTACATCAGCAGATCTGCCCTGAGCCCCGCAAAATCTGGATCCGCCGTGCCTACCTTGCCCTGCATAAAATCGTTCCATCTTCCTGCCATGGGTCCGAGTTTGTCTTTCAGCCGGTCAATTTCCGAAAGCATGGCGGGAGTTTGCTCATGTACTAGACTGGCTTGAGCCGACACATTGCGCATCTGGGTGGTTGGGGCATTGGCGTTAGCTGCTCCCGTCTCCGTCATGAATCCTTCAGGAACGGCGGATCCGGGCCGCGCGACTTCGAACTGATGAGTCGTCGGATTTACGATAAGGGCCTGAGGCGGCTGCTGCGGATTCGGAGGCGGTTTGTGCTCTGCGGCGTATGCCTTAACGACAGATTCGTCGTCGGCGACGGGATGGTTCTTTTTGTACGCCGCCTTGAAATCTTCGTATTCGCCGCGCGCCCCAGGTTTGACAGATTCCTCCAACTTGAGCCAGTCATCCACCGGCGCTTTGGGATTGGCTTTGCGCCACTCCTGAAATGGATTCAGGGCTTTCCCTTCGGAAGTCGTCTCTTCCTTCAATTTCAGCCAATCTGCAACTGTCTTTCCTGGATTCTGTTTTGCCCACGCCTCAAATTCGGTACTCGTGGGCCGATGCGATTCTTGGAATTGCGCCCATTCTTCGGGAGTTCCATTCGGATTATGCGCGACCCACAGCGAGAATGCATCTTTCGGTTTCGGATTCCTCAACTCTTCGGCTCGTGCCTCTGCCTCACTGGCCTGTGCCCCCTTGAGCGGAATCGCCGATTCAGCTTCCGAAGCCTGAGCTGCTTCCAATGCGCGCCGTTGATCGTCGCTCAGTTGGGTCTCCTGCTGTTTCTCAGCATTCTCGGCACGGTTCACAACCATCTGATGGTGTAATTCGGTCCCGGGAATATTGGCGGTAATGCCAGGCAGAAATGTGCTGCCGATGCCGCTCAGCACCTTGAGCGGGATGCGCGCCGCGTTCGGCAACTTGTCGATTCCGGCGAGATCCTGACGTTGTGAGCGATTTGTGAATGGTTGTCCCGTGGCAGGATCAACGGTGGGCACAGTGAGGCGGGCAACCTCATTGCGGCTGCCCTGAAGGGCCGGAGACTGGATCGGAATCGGCGTAGCGGATACGGGCGCGGTGCCAACGGGACGTAATGGGATCGGAATAATTCTGCCTGATGATGGAGTCGGTGGCGTAGGGATTGGGATTCCTGCGACCGGAGTACTGCGCGGTGCTGTCAGGGGAACCGGAGCGGCCGGACCTGTTGGTAATGGCGTCTGTGCTTGCAAGTTCGCCGCCGCTTTCGGCACGATGCCGGAGAGTTGGATGGCCTTCTGCGCTTCTGGGCTCAGTTGCGCGTGGGCACGGTCGATTTCGTCCAGAATAGGCAGTGGGCTCGTGAACGTGCTCATGCTACACTCCTATCGCCTTAGTAGCTGCGCTCATGGCCGGGTCGAGAAGATACTTGGCCCAATCCCAACTCTCATTCTGCTGATTAGTGTTTGCGTTCACATTGTTCGCCACCTCCCCAAGAGAATTGACCGAAGTCCCCATATTCTCTCCGTACAAGCCCTCTAGACCCGCAGTCGCAGACCGTTGATTTGCTCCTTTCATTTGGGTATTCTCCAACTGCGCCTGGAGATCTGCTTCGGAAAGCTGTTTCCCTGCTGAGCGCGCCGATTTGGCGATAGCAGCCATCGGCGCGCCTGCATTCCGGGTTCGCGCGGCCATCAGCGCCCCTTGCCCCACCGCGCCGGCCTGTGTTCCTCCGGCCCCTTGCATGTTTGCCGTGGTAATTTTGGCGAGATCCGCAGGGGCGATGCCGGTCGGGTTGGCTATTTCGCTTTCCAATTCAGGGGCAAGCGTGCTAAACAGCGCTCCAGCATTGTTTGCCGCCGTGGATGAGATATTGTTTGCGCTATTTTCTGCCGTCTGAGCCGCCGCCGAGTTTCGCGCCACGCTGGCACCTCTCGCCCTTATTGTACATCCTCTTACAGAGATTTCATCCAGGAAGGCCAATTTGGGCGCCATCCGAAGGTGCGCTCCAGGCGATGGCCGAAACTGGAAGCGATGGCCGGAGGTAGGAACGCGTTTACCTCGCTATATCCAGATTTTCGCAAAACGACTCTCATTGAGTCGTGTAAAATCCTGATGACATGGAGTTTAGAGGCTGGGTGCATCTCGGAATTCCCGATCAGATAAAGTTCCAGTATGCGTTTTGCGGCAACTGCGGCAATCGGCCTGCCAGCATCGTCCAAAGCCACGTATACAGCTTCAATAAGGGGATCGGAGAGGTCTGGGTAGGGGAACCCACTCGATGTAGCCATGGCCTTCAAGATTGGCATGTCGGCCGCAATCATCGGGCGGGTCTTCATCGCACAGGAGCCGTCACAACCCCATTTCCGAACGGTGTCTTGCCATATCCAGATCCGCCCTGATTGCCGCGCGTGGTGGCCGTCCCACTCCCCGACGACGCCTGCATTGGAGGCCCAGATGACTGACCGCCGCCGACCACGACCTTAGGCTGTGCCCCACCATGGTAGACCGGTGCCGATGCTGGCGATGTAGAGTAGCCGCTGTACGCCCTCCAATAAAGCGACTGGTTTCCCAACGCCCCACGCCAGTTCCGCGTCGTCCCGAGGTGTATTACGGTCGGCGCAGAAAAATGCGGCGTCGGCGAATGCTCAAGAAAATATTCAATGCCGCGATAGGACGCCGATGTATCCGTAATTTTGGCGTCGAAGATTCCGTCCGCCGCCGTGACATTGAGTGCCGATATTTTTGGGGGCGCGGAAGGTTGGGAGGCGCGGCTTGAGTTCGTCTGCTGTGCGACGTTCCCGATTTGCTGATCGATGTCCGCAATGGCCTCATAAAGACGCGCCCCCATTTCTTGAATGGTTGCTCCGGCCGGCAAATTCCGGAAGTAGGACAGATTTTTGATACTCATGCGGCCCCCCGCACAGGCAATCTTGCGCACTTGCGCACAAATGCCGTCAGCCTTTGGATATTGAAAGAATTGTCTGTAGCGCTGGTAACGGGAGGGTTCGGCACCGATTCAATCCTGAGCGCTATACGGTTTCCCTGCGCGGAGCATCCGGCAAATTCCATGTCGTAATTCGGAGCCCATGATAATTGGCGCATCGCCGTGATCGGCCATGCATTGCCGAGTTGGTTTACCAAGGGCTGGAATACCATATTGCCAAGCCCAGTAGCATACGAAATCACGTATACCAGGAGCTTTCGATACCCTCCCATTTGCGTGGCTTCTTCTTGATCCTTGGAGGGAAGAAACGCTGTGGTGTAGTAGGCCCGGATCTGGCCATAATCGTCGTCGGTGTATCTGGCTTGGTTCAGCACATAGACATTCCCAAACCCAGCAGAGTTCCCAACCTGCTGCCCATTCCCTCCAAAAAATACGGGCTGGATGCTGCCGGGGGAGCGCACCATGAGTGCCGCGCCATTCGCAGTGATGCGCCAACGGGTCCACTTCCTGCTGTGATCCGTAGCGATCAGGCGACCGCTGAATCCGATCCGGACAGGGCCGGTATTGCCAATGGCGTATGCCGTGTCCAGTTGCCGGTAGCTCACGGCAAAAATAATGCTCGGCGCATCTTTCGCTGGCATGCCAAAGAACAGCATTTTCTTCACGGGATCGTTAAGCGCCCAACTTGTGATCAGCCCAGCAGGATTCGCGCTGTCGAGTTGGGCTTCCCACGTCGGCTCGATTTCCTGCGATATTTTCCACGGCTGGTCACCGCCAAAGATGCGCGCTCCGTAGTAACTCGCCCAGGCGAACCACTCTTCCCCTCCGGCCGAACTTGAGTCATCCGCTTGGGATTTTGTAAGCGCGAATGCGGACAGCAACCCGCAGTTTGCCGCTACCTCCCGAACTTCCCAGTCAACGGGTTGCGCCGCGGCATTGTCGCTGAACTCATGTAGCCTGCCACTCGGATCCTGCGTTAGAAAATAAGCCGTCTGGCGGATGTCCGAAAAATCCATGATTTTGCGCTGGTCCTGAGTCGATCCGATGACTCCGGCTACGCCGTCGAACGCTTCGGGATTGTTCGGATAGCTGGCATTCATCACGGTATCGGTGTAAGGTGTCTGCGCATAAATGATGGATAAATCATCCACCCAGAGATTCACATTGGCACCACCTCCATTTGTGGCATAGATGGTCAGTATTAAATCGGCTGGGATCGCTGCATCTGGAATCGGCAGCGAGAATTGCGCCTCACAGTAGCTCCCAGATTGGTTCATCGCGCTGGCGGGAATTGAAGCCTGGGATGTGAATCCGGTGGAAAAGCTGCTGATAACCGCGAAAAACGTCAGACCGGAAAACCCATTCGATTGCGGCTGCAACCACACGCGCAGGGAGTACGGCGTGTTCGGAGTAGCAATAGGATCTCCGTAGGCGTCCTCAAACATCGATTGGCTCAGTGAGCCCTGTGGAGTTCCACCGGAAATGACGTTGATATCCCAGACGATTCCAAAATGCGCATCGTAGACAATGGCGTTGCCAGTGCCGTTATAGGTCCACCCGGCAGGAGGTCCGGGCGCGGAGGATCCTCCACCGGACGGAACCAGGAAGTAGCCCCCATCGAATCCCATGTTCAAAAGATTTTGGATTCGATTGCGCTGACCCCAAGTGAAAAGACGGCTGGCATAAAGGCCGAATCCGAGCGCACCGTCAATTACGATCTGCGCAGCCAAGTCATTGCCTGGGATATCGATACCGAGTGATTGAAACAACGTCGGATCGCTGAAATCAAGCGTAACTGATGTAGTCGAATTATCGTTTATCTGCGTAGGTGTCCCGACGACCTGTCCATTCTCTTCCGGTGTAGCCGGGATATAGAAAAAACTATCGCCATCTGCTCCAGTGAACGCCAGGATCCGTGCAACCACGTTTCCAGGGCCAATGGGAATATTAGAAATCGAGACGTACTGGCCACCTGGCGCTGTCCACTGCACGGGTGGGCTCGGAGCTGTGACGTACCCATTGCGTGTCAAGAATAGCACTTGGCATTGATGAATCCCAGGGGCAGCTTGCCCGAATGGTGTAGCTGTCCCGACCGTCGAGGAACTCGCATCAGGTCCATAGTGCTGATACTGAAATGTCGTCGGCGTTGGTACCGCCGCCACGTAAAATGTCCCGTCCCATGGATAGGCTACGATTCCGCTAAGCCAGGTTCCATCCGAATACGTTACTGCTACTTGAAAGGATGTCGCAGTGGGGCACGACTGAATCTGGAAATAGCTCGGGTCCTGAGTATCCGGCACTGGCCAGGTAAGCGATACGCTGCCAGTGGATTCGGCGGCGGGTGCTGTAACCGGATTCCAAGCATAGGTGAAGGTGGTTGGCGATGGAGTTCCTGCCACAGCAACAGCGCCGGCGTTGTAGTTTGTCGTTCCGGAAATGCCAACGACTGCTCCTGGTGTCAGCCCGTGAGTTGTACTGGTTGTGACTGTGACGATTCCCCCAGCGAACGATATCGCCGTGATTGCTGTGCCAACGGCGATCGGCTGAACGCCAAGGATATTGACGAAAATTTCTGGTACAAGCCCATGTGGCGTGGCCGTCGTTACGGTCGCAATTCCAGGGTTGTTCTCATTATCGATAACGATGTACGATATCGAAGTTCCAATGACCGCTGCGACTATGTTGGATATCTGCGCCTGATACCCAACTTTGAGACCGTGCGGAGATACACAGTTAGCAGTTACCGTGTTTCCCTTTCGAACCAATGTCCCAGTGAGAACGGTGCCGGTTGCTGGCGCTGTCGAATAGACGGTGCTCGATGGCAAGTAAGCGCCAAGGATCAGCAAACTTGATCCACCTCCGCTCCCCTGCACCGCCTGGAGAACTGGCCATGCACCATTCATTGGAGCGGACGCTCCTGTGTAGCCGGCAACCGTGACAGAATCCCCAACTTTTATGCCAGTGATCGAACTGAGTGTGAAGAGGTTGATGGTCGTGAAGTACCCGCCTGAGGGACTGGCAGGGTCGCACTCACTCAAATGAAGAACGATGGCCCCTGTCGTTTGTAGAGAAACGGAAGGTAAGGCAATACTTGACACGGTAGGAGGAGCTCCTGGGCCATCTTGCGTAACCCTGTCAAGATTCACCCCATCCCACTGGAGAGGAACGTCTGATCCATGCAATCCATCCGAAATGGCGATGTACTCTCGCCCGAACGCCGTAATTGACTTGCAGAATGATCCAGGCGCAAAGGCACCAAGACGAGTAAGAGATCCAGGCGCATTCGTAACGTCTTCCCAGTAAAGAATCCCGTTGGAGTCAAAGTATAGGTTCTCCACATCGCCCAGCGGGGTTATGAAAGTCTTACCGTAGACGATTGTTGGGACGTACCCGTTCGGACCTCCCGCCGGAAATGGAACGGGAAACACCTTCTGCAATGCGGCCCGACTGAAGACTGCACCAGGGACGTAATCCACATCGGCGTTATCTGGACTCACTCCTTCGGGAAGCGATGCCGGAGGGGTTTCGGTGATGAGAGATCCCCAAACCGACAGGGATACCTCCACATCGCCCTTTTGTGGACTGTAGGCCACTTCGGAGGCTCCAGACTACACCAGGGATGGGAAAAACGCCTTGAATCGCAGATTGGAATTGGCAAAGGTCGTGTTGTACGGATTGCCTTCCGTGAACTCGGTACCGATTGCCGTTTGAATCTGCAGAACGCCATTGGCCTGGGTTGTCCCGTGGCAGTAGATGAAGATGTAGCCCGTAGCGAGCACTCCCGCCGCCGGCGCTTCGTAGACCCTCACCTTGACCGGCAATTGGCTCGAAGACACGCCCAGTTTGCTCAAGTCCATCGTGTCGCCATGAGTGGCCGCGCCTCCGTAGTTCCCTGAAAGCGCCAGAGAACCGTCTACGGACATGAGCGTCCCCGTATTGTCGATACCGCCGAAAGGTGTAGTCTGGTCTGGTGTTACGGTTACCATTTCATTCTCCTCTGGCGCCAGCGCGCCATCAACATTATATCCACAAACCACCGCCGTAAGAGCTTCCCTCACCACGTCCGCTGCGAGGGCGCCGCCTAACGTTCGTCCTCTGCTTCATGCTGATGTCACGGTTCACCAAGGTATTCGTCGCCTGCTCAGCCTTAGCCAGGAAATCGCTTCCCTTCAGGTCCTCACGGGCATCCTCGAACTCAGCGCAGATGTAGTAGGAAAGCGCATCCTGACAATCCAGAATCGGAACAGTCTGATTAAACCACTGATCCTGTCCGTAATCCTGGAAGTCGGCGAGACGGCGTTTATAACGGATCCACATGTCCATCACGTTGAGAGATCCGGGCATGTAAAGCCCGTCGGAGCGCCACTCCCAGAAAACATTTGCGGCCATCTTCGGGCGTCTCGGAAGGCCGTCTACCCACGGATCCATCGGGCTGAAGCTCGCTTGTGATCCGGTGAGCCTTTCCCCGCACTTAAGGGGAACAACCAGGTCGGGAGGAAGAACGGGTTGCTGCTGAAGATTCTGTCCGTCGAAATAATTGAACCAATTGAGGTATACCTGGATAGCCGGATCCAAGCTTGTCACGACCGGTATCTGGTAAAGGACTGCCTCTCCTATCAACTGCATGAACCCAAGATCTGCGGCTCGGTTTTGGAACTTACGCCATGCGGAGTTGCAGACTTGCAGCGAAAATGATTGATTGTTCTCAAGTATTCTGCCGGTGATCGGGTACAGCGTCGTGATGCGGTCGTTTAAGCGTGCCTTTGCCGCAAGGATGATGCTGTTCAACGTGTCGTAGACCGATGCCTGCTGCGGAGGGATTATCGGCATTTTATCTCCTCACCATCTGCGACCTTGGGCCGCCCTCCGTGGGAGTATATGGATCACGCATCTTACCGAACTCGGATGACTTGTATATCGATTCCGGCTCCGTAGCGTCTCGTGCCGCTAGTTGTCGAGTGCTGGCCTGTGCCATTGCTTCAATTGCGGCAACGGCGTCCATGTCTCCTCGCGCGTAGAAGATCTCCCGGCAAATGAAATCAGCAAGCGGATCCTGACAGCGCAGAATTGGAACTGGCTGCAAATACCATGGCCCGATCACCTGATTCTGGCCAGGATTTGCCGGCACGTCGGCGAAATCAGCGATATACGCACCGTACAGCATCGCGATGTCGGTAGTTTGCAATGCTCCAGGCAGAAGCAGTGCGTCGTCAAGCCACTGGCATTGACGATTCCACGGTCCCTTGGGAACCTTCGGCAAAGCATCGGTGAGGATATCCACTTCCGTCAATAAAGCTGCACTGCCGGCGATCCTCTCCCAAATCTGATAAGGTCGAATCATGTTGGCGGGTAGGGCCGGAATCGGAGACAAGTTTCCATTATAGCTGTCGGTATATCCATAGAAGCCAAGCGTAACCTGTGTCAACGGGTCCTTACTGAGTGCAGCGGGGAAGGAAGAGAAGGTAGTTTCCTGCTGGAGCCCGGTATACTTAAAATTTGCGAGAGCTTCCTGAAATCTCCTGAAGGAATTGTTGAACACCTGTTGCGAAAACGCCTGATCATTTTTTACAATGCGTCCAGAAATAGGCTGGAGCGTGTTCACAAGCCCATTGAGACGCACTTCGGCAGCGATGCGAACGCTGTTTACGGTATCGTATGGAGCCGTCATTGTCCACGCCCTTGCCCGCCGACTGGCTCAGTTTGATCCGGCATCTTTGCGAGTTCCGCAGGCTTGAAAACCTGCTGCGCGGGCTGATAATCTCGCCCGAACACCAACTCCGCCGCGGCGATAGCCTGCTGGTCGAAATATCCGGCATCCATATCGCCGCGCGGACGGGCGACTTCGGAGCAAATGAACCAGGCGAAGCAGGAGAGCACGCGCATAATTGGAACCGGCTGATTGTTCCATGGGTCGGTGGACGACGACACGAAATCCGGCAAAAATTGCGCAAATCGCAACCGTATGTCCGTTGGCCCTGTCGCTCCTGGCATGTAGATCGACTCGTTACGCCATTCCCACAGGAGATTTAAGACTCCTTTCGCTACCGTTGGGAGCCCGACGAAGCATTGATCCACGGGCGTGAAATTCCCGGTTGTGCCTCCGATGCGCTCCTCTACGGCTATTGGGTATATCATGTTCTGCGGAAATACTGGGGTGTTGTGCGGTGCATTTCCGTCGAAATATTGCGTCCAGTTAAACCACACGAACTGGCCTTGATCTGGACTTGCGCAAGCCGTGACATTTTTGAAAATCGTTTCCTGGATCAGATCTTGAAATCCTCGGCTGGCTAGGTATTCCTGGGTTCTGCGCCACGCGGCGATGATAGCAGTAAGCCCGAATGCGGAATTGTCGGTGAAAATTTCGCCACCGATTGCTACGATGGCATCATTGAGACGGCTCCGCGCCGTGTTGACAACGCTTTCGAGCGTATCCAGCGGAGCGGTAGGCAACGGTCACTCCTGGGAGCGTACCAGCGGCGGACGGCCAGGACCGCGCCGTGGTTCCTCTACGTTTGCGGCCAGCCTGGATTTCATCTCCCTGAATGCGTCCAGGTCAAAAACATATGTGCAGGTCGGGCAAGACACGACTGCATCCTCGGACGCCGTGCCGCAGTTCGGGCAGGATTTCATCTTGCCGCGACTGACGGTCTTCATCCATTTGACATCCCCGCGATTCAACCGGCGAGCGGCTAGGCGATGTCGATCCCCAATCACGCCCTCTTTGTCGCCATTCGCGCTGGCGGTTTCCGCCTCCTCGAAAAGCTCGGAGAATGTCTGGAAGAGAATCGCACTTGCGCGCTCCAGTTCTTCCGGGAGCGGCACTGCATCCGGGCCGCGCTGAGACCCAATAAATGCTCCGATCTTCACTTGCGACTGCGAGTAGGCGGAATTCTTGCCGATGCCGAGAATCTCTCCGGCCACATCCATGCCGTCGATCTGAGTGAGCGTGAAAGAAGATTCGTCCTTGATCTCCGGAACAACGAAGATGCCAGGGATAGGTTCCATTCGGGAATACGGTTCCCCTTCTTTGCATTCCGGGATCATGAACCTGCCCCAATCCCCTAAGAATGACCAGTGGTACCAAGGACCAACGTTGTAGATATGGACCGAAGTCTCCCGGGAAAACTTCTGCATGGTTGGAGCCAAGGTGGGCAATTTCCTGCCGCGCACGTGCTTACGCATGAAGCCTTGGGCACTAGCTTCCGCCTGGTCGGCTGTCAGGATCAAAGGGATCGTGGCCAATTTCGTTCTCCTTGTACGAATCTTATCACGGTCGCGCTGGAAGTGCTGGTTTCATGACCCGGAACTTGTTATTTCCAGTCGGAAGTTTCAATTCGTTAGCGGTGCGAATCAACGGGGCCGTCTTGGTACCTCGCTTGACTCCAGCACCACCGACGAAAGCGTTGTTGAGAAAAGACGACATGCGATTACGGACCATCTCGTCCACCGTCGAGCGCCTGGCCTTAGTGTCGGCATCGTAGTCGGCTCGACACGCATCTAGGTTGTCCTGCATGCTTTTTCGGGCACCAGCGTCGATTACGCTTATCAGCCAGTCTAGATTGGCATCGGCAACCGGAACCATGAAGGTGTGGGCATGTTGGTATTCGCCGCGCGATGGATACGGTCCCAGCAACAACAGCCCGCAGGGTTGGCTATACTTCAGATTCCACGCCTGTTCCGATTGTCCTTGCGTGAAATCCTTGGCCGAAAGCCATTTTTCCAGAACCCATTTTGGGGCGTCGGGGCACGTTCCCGGATCGTGATTTTGGCCGCACAGGCAAAGATCCGTGATGTGGCGGTATGTCGGTCGCCAGCGGTATTCGGTCAAGCCATCGCCCCATGTTCCGCCGACCAAATATTTCCGACTTTCGGCGAAAACAATGCGCCATAGCGGCTCTCCATATGGATTGGTGCCGAATCTGGCCATCGACATCGGATAGACGCGTAGCGTCGTCTGCGGATCGTTGAGTGGTTGAACTACTCCCATCTCCTAAGCATACTCCAATCCAGGATGATGGCTCCAATCAGCAGGCGGTAGAAGCCGTCACCCCGGATTAAATTCTAATTGCCGAAGTACCCGTGGGGGATCGTGATGTTCGTCAGGGATGCGTTGAGACGGGGCTGGGCAGCTCCGGTTTGCAGCCCGACTACCAGGTAGAAGAGCATGCTGGCGGCGAGTCCGCCATCTGCCGCATACGCCGGAAATAGCGTTTGCCCTTGGATGGAGTAGTAGTCCAAGCTCTTAGTTTCCAGCCGGAACCAATGCTTGAGCCCGAGAAAATCGATCAGGCCGGGGAGTGCACGCTCGTTGACCAGAAGCTCGCGACCGGCGATTTCTCCGGGCGCGTTCTTCTTGAGCATGTCGAGCGAAGAATCGCCCTTGATTTCGCCGTACATGACGCGCGTAATCTGGATGCCGACATTCTCCCAGGCTGCGCGCATATCCACATTGCAGTGGGCAACCAGTTCGGCCGCCTCGGCCTTGTCGATCCCGATGGCGAGTTCGATCTGCGCTTGCAGCGCGCGGACAATGGATGGGGTCAGCGAGCCGTTGACGCTGACAACGGGAGTGCTGAATTTCCCAGGGTACGAAGATCGCAGAACTCCCATGTAGGAGCCCGCATTGCCACCGACCAGGTAATTGCGGAGTCCATTCAAGCCGGAGTTCGGGACTCCCGCGCTACCGGAAACCAGCAAGTACGTACCACCGGTTACACCGCCAGGGACGGCGCCGGTCAGCCAGATCGTGTTGTTCGCGATATCGACGGATTCGACGGTTACCGTGGCGATGAAGCCCGGAGCACCGGTAAGCGCCGAATAGCAGTCGATGTCCTGGTTATCCTGAAAGAAGTTCGCATTGTGGACTACCAGTCCGCCCGTGGTGGTTGAAACGACGGTATCGATGGTGTTGCTGCCGTCGCTGGTGACGAACACCGATTCCATGTATCCAGCCATGGTTTCGGCGGCACGTTGCTGGGTCAGGCTGACATAGGCCTTGATGGCCTTATCGTCCGTATCCGTGCTCCAGTCGGCAAGAGCGCTGTACTGGCTGGCTTGCAGGAAGAACGTGCAGGACAAGTTACCGAAGACTTCGGTCGGTCCGCTACCGGTACCGAGGTTGCCTCCATCCGGGTTCCACGAACGGAACTTTCCGCCGCTCAGCGCTTCAAACGGGATACGAGCGGGACGGTTGGAGATTGCCTTGATATCGGTACGCGCCTTGATCCGCGACCAAAGCCGCGAGGACGCGAGGTAGAGAAGTTCCAGGTCGGGGCGGAGAAATTCGTGTTGCGAAGCGATTGCTTGGGATACAGTGGCTCCTGGCATAGACACACCTCAATTTTGATTTTGGTGTCCTACGCGCGCCCTTTACTCCCGTGGGAGCCAGCTATGGGCCGCTGCTGCCGCTTTGCGTGTACGACCGATGTTCGACCGTTAGGCTTATCGGTTTATGGCTTCCCGCTGCCCAGCCCGCTAGTCATTTGTATGTTACAGCAAAACCATGGGAGAAATCAATAGGCTATAGACCGCCTCGCCATTGGACCCGCTTTCCGTCGTCCAGAATCGCTTTACCTTCCCGGATCATTGCCGGAGTCGTCTTGGCGAAGTTGATCTTGTTCTTGTCTGGCATGGACCCAACCCAGGTAAAACCTGTCGCCGGAGCACCGGGCTTGGGAGCGGCATCGGGCAGCGCACCATTGCCGTTGGCCGGTGGTGTCGCCTTCGGGACCGCTTTCCCTGAAATCACCGCGTCCATGCTGGCGCGGAGCACTCTCGGAATTTGTTCACGCCATGCGGACACGGCGTGGCGCAGAAATCCTTCGCGATCATTAGCCGAGAAGAACGCCTGGGCGCGCTCATTGAACTTCGGCAGCGCGCTCATCGCTTTAGCCAGTCTGGATGCGTACAATTCCTTGACGGCATCTGCTTTTTCTGGGGACAGGTTCCGGTCCTTCACCAAGCGCGCCCATTCCGAATTGAAGATTTTCATGCGTTCGGAGTTGCCAGCCGAAATCCATTCGGTGCGGATGACATTCCGCTCGCGCTCCGCGATTTTCTGCTCGCGGTCGTCAGATCCCGGAGCGGTCGGCTTCGAAATCTGCGGCAGATCAACTTTCTTTCCTGCGCGTTCTGAGACGGAGTTGTAATAGCTGACAATAGCGTTCCTCTGTTGGATAAATCGCTCCGCCATTTCCGGCTTGTCTTTTTGCAACTCCGTCAGCAGGTAGTCCATCAGCGTGATCGTCGAGTCAAGCCTCGCGGCATTCATACCGTCCAACTGCTGCCTGGCCACGAACGCGTCGTAGTGGTCCGGAGCGATTTCTTTGTACTTCCCGATGATCTGCGGGATCAGGTTTACGAATCCCTGCTGCCCCGCGGGCTCAGACAGAAGCGTTTCAAGCGCCTGCGGGTCTCCGGCCGAGAACTTAGAATCCCAGTCCTCAAAGAATGCCAGATTCTCTTTGACATCTTTGATCGCCTGCACGCCTCCGAGGTCTTCAAGTTGTGTCCGGAGTTCCTGGATCTCCTTGACTCCTCCCGGGGCGATCTGCCGGAAGTTGTGGGAGTCAAAAAGGGCCGCTTTGATTTCGGCAGCTTGGCGAGGGTTTGTCTTCTTCAGCTCGGAAATCATCTTCCATGCGGAGGGAGAAAGCCGATTACCGATTATGGCAGGCTCATTTGTCGGAGCGGCGGCAGCGGAGGCTGTCGTATCTGCGGCTTGCTCCGATGGAGTTTCCGTCGATCCATCACTGGATGCCGGACCGTCTGGTGTACTTTCTGGCGTTTCAAAATCGGGCGATATCGGCTCCGATTCTACTGCTGGATCCATCGTCAGTGCTACGTCTGCCATAGACTTGCTCCTCTACGCATTCTTACATACTCTGTTCGACCGGTATTGCTGCTGGTGCGGCAGGCGCTCCAGGCGAAGGCACCACCCTAACTGGAGGTCTACGCATTGGTGGCGCTGGAGGCGGCTGTGTTCCAGCCTCGGCATCGGCCAGTTTCTTGTGTGCCATCGCATGCAATGTCACGTTGTCCACGCCACGCTGGTTGCCTTCTGCAATTTGTCGGCGGCAATCGGAAGACGATAACCACTCTTTGCATTCGGCGAATTCCCATGCGTGAAAATCTAGTGGCAGGACCGGAACCGAAGGCTGCATTGTCGCCTGCGCAATCGCTTGCGGATCGAATGGCGGTGGTTCAGGTTGACCGGCATGCCGCGCTGACAGTGTCGCTGCGGCATGCTGGATTTCAGCGATCTTAACGGCATCCGGATCCGGAACTGGAGTGCCTTGAAGGAGTTTCTCAATCTCGAACACCTGCTTATCCCTTGCCTCAGCTTCAGGGATATGCAGTTCTGGAAATCCGTTCAGTTGCGCATAGGTTTTCCAGTTCTCCGGGCTAGACATGATTTGCGCACCAATAGCCGGCGCCTGTTCAGCCTGCGCGAGTATCCCATTGAAAGCTGCACGCTTTTGAGAAGTCGATTCAGGGAAACTGGAATCTTCGTCCGGATAGGCACCAAATTTACCTTTGGTAAGCCGCTCCAGCCTGACCGCATTCGTGCCTCCGCTTCCAGACGGGACAACAATCTCTTCCGAATGGTCCGGATTTTTGCTAGCGCAGAGCGCCGCCTGATAGTACATTCGCGCCATCATGTCTTGGATGGCCGCCCAGGTGAGCCCCTGCTGTCCTAGCGCCTGTGCGCGCGCCTGGGCGTACCCACTGGCTGTTTTATTTGCCGATTCCTGATCACCAAATAGCGCTGGAGGAGTAGCAATCATGAATTGTGGCAATGGACCTTGCAGCAATTCCAAGAACTGGACGAATGTGGCTGGCAATTCCGGATTGGGCTCGCGAAAGAACTGATCCTCCATCTTCGCGGCTCCGGTCGGCAACTTTTTTTGCCGGATTGCGTACGGATCTGCCCGCTGGTCCACTATGGCGTCGTACTCGTCGTCTTCGGCATTGACCCAGGTGGAAGGCCAGCCCATATCCCAGACTTCACGGGCCGAATTCATGTCATCGCTGAATGAATCTTGCACGACAATCATGGGATTCATGAGGCACAGGCGGAACATGCCGTCGCCTTCATATGGGAATCCAATCACGATGGCGTCGTCCATCGACTCGGCCCACGACCCTGCGTACTCTTCTCCAACAAAAACGACGTGGACTCCGAGGGGAAATATCTGCTGAATGGCCGTACGCAACTTGGCTGGAGATCCGTCCGGCTCCGGCTCAGGTTCCCACGAAGCAGACCCGTCATCCATTGGGACGGGCTCATAGATTTCGTCGCACTGTTCGCCTTCGAAGGACGCCGGTCTGAGCCAGCAATGTTCGCGCGTGACCAGGTGCGAGAATGCATCGCCCATTTGAGCGAATGAACTTGTCCCCTGGAGTGCTCCGAGACGGGCCATGCGCTCGTAGGCCGACTCCCCGATTCCCGACTGTGCAGGCTTGATTTTATCGCGGATCTCCGGATATTCAGCCTTTGCCTGCTTTACGTCGATATCGTCGAACAGGATGCAATAGAGGGCATCTTCCTGGGACTTAGCAAGGATCGGGACACGCGATTCAAGCGTGCCATGTACCGTCGCCGTCTCCATTTTCTTCGGCTGTCCGGTAGAGTCGAATCCGAATTTCTGACCGTTGGCCTCGGTTCGCGTCCAGATTACCGTACGACCGGATAGCCCCATCATCCGCACAATTTGTGTCTGGATGGATTTCACCTTGTTCGCGCGGTCGAAGATCTTCCGGTATCCTTCCGCCGTCTGCGCTGCTTCCACGTCCTCAGCTAAATTTGGGTTGATCGATCGAAAATCGATGCCGGGTGGATTCTGGGTGAGGATAGCCTCCAATATCCGCAAATAAGGCTGAAAAATGTTGTAATCGTCGATATAGTTCGGGCACTGGTGCGCGGTACCGCCGATATTCACCGACTGCCCAGCCTGCGCCTGAACGAAAGAACCATTGCGGGAATTTTCGTAGATGTGCTGATAACCAAGTTCGTAGAAGCGATTGCGGCGGTCGCGCATGACCTCGCGGCGGCGAACATATTGCTCCTGCTGCTGGAATTCCCGAACAGCGTTTTTGATTGAGCGGACTATCTGTTCTGGGAGGTTCTCGTTTCGTTCGCCGAAGGGGGATTGTGGCTCCTGCGAGGATGGTAAAGCGTCTGGATGTTCTTGCGTGGCATCGCTTCCTGTGTTTTCGAGCTCGGCATCTGGTGCCATTTTCAGTTCAACCCAGACAGGATCATTTTGCCTGCAATTATGCTGGCCGTCTCCGCGCGAGATTCCGACTCCTGCTTATCCATAATTGCCTCAACGCATTTGATAAGCGTGGAGCAGCACATAGCCTTGCCTTGGAGCGCAATCCCTCCGCAATACGGGCAGGCGACGGCGTTGATTTCCCCGCGTTCCATCAGAACGATCTGCGCTTCGACATTCTTGATCTTCTCTTCGGCGGTCATATAGCGCTCCTGGGCATCGCCTGGACTTCATTAGTAATCCGTCCGATGATAAATTTTACGGAAATCAACTCCAGGAAAATCCTTCTCCATAAAATTGGGGATCTCCAAGGCGCGGTGGTGGTTGTCGTCTTTAAACATAACGTGAGAATCAGCCAACTCCAGTGCTTTTTTTGCGCGTTCCACTATTGGATGGGATGCAGTGTCGAGCGCAGCCAATCGACGCAGATAAGACAGACCTGCGCCTTTCCCACTCATGCTGATTTCGTAGGAAGCCAAGCACGCAAGTTCTGCGATTTGTTGCGTGCTCCGTTGCCTGATGATCTCGAACTGTTCGGCGTCTGTCATATCTTTTTGCGGATGAAACGCAATCCCAGCGCGCCTCTGGCACGGATATTCGGGTTGGACGAGTGCGACTCTTTCTCTGCTTCCTGGAGTTTCGAAACGCCGCGCCGCTTTGCCGCCGCCGTCAGCGCTCCGGGGTGTTTTACCGCTCCGGATATCCATTTACGCTCTGCCATTATTTTTACCTTTCCGCTTCCGGAATGCCGCGCCAATGGCTCCGGAAGCTTTGTCGGTAAGGCTTCCTTTGGGGGTTGATGCGTCCCACTCGGCTACGGCAGCAGGGCCACCCAGCGCTTTCTTGCCGGCCTCTGAATGGCCCCATCTTGCCTGCCGTTTGGACGCCCAGGGCACCTTGTCTGTTCTCCTACTGGACGGTCTCTACGTGCAGATCCATCAATTGAGCCGCAGTGAACGCTTCGGTAGCGGGCTTTACGAATACGGATACTTCGTTCTGCGAGAACAGCCCTACCGATCCAACTGCGGACTGCGAATTGTCGGTCCACGCCACACCAAGTACTCCAGCCGCACCGGCTGTAGCCCACCCGTCAGCCTGGAGGCTTCCAACCGCAGTCGCACCTACCGCATTCGTGGTCAGAGTACAACTGAACGGAATCGCTACGGTAGCGGTGGTGAACGTCGCTCCGGTATTGACGATATCGCATAGCGTCTTCGGCAATCCCGCAGTCGCCCCTCCAGGCCATGAGGTTCCCACGATAATCTCCAGCGTCCCTGTGGTGGTTACTCCACCGACAATCTTGCCTGTTAATCGAACCGTGCGACCGATCTGGTTTAGGTAGCCGGTCGGAAGTTCCACGGTGCCGAGCACAGTCACATCGGTTGCCGTGGCGCTCGCCACCGCGCCGCTGGCGAACGGTCCGTAATTCTGCTGTAACGTCGTCGGAAGCGAGCCGGTAGGCTGGTATGCAAATGTGGTATGGCTCTGCGGTACCGGATTGTTCTGGTTCGTCACTCCCAACGCCAGTGGGCTTAGCGCGGTAGTGGTCACATAGATCAACGGCCATTGGCCATTCGAGCCGATGGCGCATGCCGGCATCACACTTTCCAGCGTGGTCAGCGTGCAGTTCGTAGCCGATATCGGCAGAAGATACGCGAGGGCCGTCGAAGTCACGCCACCGTAAGCTCGCCACCCGACAGCTCCCGTGCTCGTTGCTGGAGACGTGATGTTGAGCGTATAGTTCGCCGTCCCGGGGGTCTGCGTATAGCTCGCAGAGCAAGCGCTTTCCCCTCCAAGCATATCTACATACGTGATGCAGAAATAATACGCTGAAGTCTGCCATGTCCCGGTCGGAGAAGCCGTGAACGTCACGGTCGAATTCGTCAAAGTTGTAGGCGCAGAAATAGTGGTCAGAGTCGTCGGCTGAACGCTCCAACATTGAGAGGGGCCTGAACGGTTGTCCTCGATGACCACTCCCGCCAGAGGAACTGCCGACGAAATTATCGCGTTCGTTCCGCCAATTTGCGTCCACTTCGAACTCACCGCAACCAACCCTCCCATTGAGGCTGCATTGATCGCTTCCTGCAATCCGTACGAGCCGCTAGCTACAATGTCGCCTGTCCCGTGCCCTTTTGAAAACGTCGCAGTAACCTGACACGTGGAATAAATTGCTGGCGTTCCGCAACTTACCCCGGAGGGCGTTACCGTTTCGGCATTCGAGCCGACGCCAACGGTGATCGGCGCATTTACGCTCAGCGGCATGACGGTAGTGCCGTCTCCCAGTGCAATGTTTCCGTATGCCAAAGTGAGCGTTAGCGAAGTTGGCGATGACGGAACGTTGAACCCGACGTTGACGCGCAACGGCCCAACGTTAGGAATCACGCCATAGGCGTAGTCCATCGCATTGTATTCGCCAGCGAAACTAGTACGATTCTGAGCGAGTAACGGAAGCGCCGCCAGTATAGCCACCAGCAAAATTCTTGTTTTCACGTTTGTGTCTTCATTCCCGGCGTTAGGCCGGCTCAAATCCCCATCCCATCATCTTCGGCAGACGATCCGTATCCTTCGCCGCCACCGTAACCGCCGCCCTCGTGCTCTTCCTCGTTGAAGAACTTTCCAAGGTGATCTTTCAGCGCTTCGATATTCGCGTGGTCGTGCGGCCCCTGTACTTGTCCATCATCGCCGACATGATGCGTTTTCAGCCCTTCGGTCGGATGCTGGTGGACATGCATGTGCATTCCGTCAGAGTGCTTGGACGCCATCGACATTAAGGCGTGGCCGATATGCGGGCTTTCGGTACTAGACCCGTCCTCGTGCTCCAGGTGAAAGGTTCCGTCGCCGTGGTCGTGCAGCGTCGTGTGGGACACACTGGCGTCCCCGACAGCTTTGCCGATCGCTGGCGGCTTCGGACGATCCGGCATCGGCATACGATCCGCAGCATGCGCCAGTTGGTGATTTGGGTGGAATTTGCCCTTGGAATCGGTCGGCATTTATCAGGCCTCCTTCGGGGGTTCCACAGGCTCACCCGGACCGGGTTTCGGTTGCGCAACTTCAGGTGGCGCGGGTGATTGGGCTGGCCTGTGCAGATGTCGTTGTTCGCCACAGCGCTCGCAAACGCCGAAAGCGAGGTTTCTCCCAGGGATAAATTCGTTGCAAGCCGTCATCGTTGTTCTCCTTCCGTTCCGGTACTAGCTAATCCGGATTGTACCGCTTCGCGAAACTGTGTGAAAGATCCCTTTCGGCGCACGCGAGGCGCGAGATCCCTACGTTTTAGACTCTCTTTGATCTCGGAAACTTCCTTTTCCAATTCCGCGATCTTGGACCCGCATTCTCCCAGTGCGCCATTGGTCTCGTTCTTCCATTCCGACAACTGGCGCTGCCAATCCAGCCCCAGCGGCTCAAACGACGCCGGATCCGGAAAGATTCCGCTAAATAGCCACCGCGCAAGCCAAAGTCGAAAGCGCTTCACAAAAAGCGTCTCCATTCACACAAATCATACATCCGGAAAGGGAAATTCGCAATCAGTACGATTGGGCACGCCATCTGGCACGCCTCGTGATCACTTTCCTGCGCTTCAATTCCCACTCCTGCATCCGTATCGCCTGAGTGGTGCGGTCGCCGGCGTATTCGTCAAGAATTCTACGAGCCTGCTCCTGCGCCGGAACGCTATTGGTAGCCGAGAGCATGGATTTCAGCCCGTACCGCGCGCTCTCAAAACAGTCCTGCTCAATTCGTGCCGAACTCTTATCCGTCTTCAGCACGTCATCCAGATTCTTTTGGTCTCGCATCATTACCGGAATCGCGGCAAGCAATTGCGGGCATTCTGCCGAAATCAACCAAACGTCTCCACCGCCACTACCGTGCCGTTTGCTCTCCGTCATCAGGTCGTACATCAGGCGCGCGCCGCCGGCCCGGTCTGTGTCCGCGCGCTCAGGCTGCGGCATTTTGGCTTCGCGCAGAACCTTGCCGAGCGATGCCGCGGTTGTAATGCTGGAATCGCGTTCGCCAAACGCGTCGGGCGACAAAAAGTACCGCTTGAGTGCCGAGCGCTCTTTCTCGGGGGTCACCCCCACCAACCGGGCCGCAACATCGGGAGACGCCATCTCGTTTACAACGCACTCGCGGTAGGTAACCACAATGCTCAGCGGCTCCTCAACATCCCAGCCAAGAACATCGCGCACCGCAGCCGGCGAAACGTTCGCCTTTGCGTGCCAGTACGATACGCAAAAGTGCGCCTTCCCCCAATCCGTGCTCATCCAGCGCGTGTCCCAGTAGTTCAGCAGTTTACCGACCTGGTGAGCCGTCACCAGCATTGCGCGCCGGTCGAACACGCGCCCGAAGTAAGCGCCTTCCAGCGATTCCCACGAGCCGAGCAAGTCCCGATTGCGGATGGCGTCGTCTTCCGCGTTGAGCGATTTCCCCCAGTCCGTACGCGCGATAAAATACTGAAACCGCTGCTCGTCGGTCCACTGGTAATAGTAGTCGTGATCACTCAACCCGTCTTCCGCCAGCGAGGCGCGAGCCCATTCCACGTTGTCCCACGGATCCACGTGCAAGAAAGTGAAATCCGCCGGATCCTCGCGCTCACCGTATTCGTGCGAGTGAAACCATTTCTTCAACGACTGGATGCCGGCGCCCCCCATATTGAAGGCGAGCAGCATTTTACACTTGCCGCCGCTGACGCCGGGCCAGCGGCACGCCTTGTTCATCTCGCGCAGTTCATCTTCCAGAAATTGCTCAGCCTGATCGACGAAAATGTCGTAATAGTTGGCTGAGCGGAACCGGCGCTCGATCTCCTGCAGGTTGTCGCCGTAGCTGAAATCAATCTGGCTGGTCTCTTTGCCTTTTCCGCCAGTTGGAAATTTGATGTTGGCATCGCCCTTGTTATAGTACGGGCGAAGCTCCGGCCAATTGCGCAATATCGGCTCAATATGGTACTTGCGCACCTGGTCATAGTTGCGCATCACGATGCAGCCGACCGTGCCAGGAAACTCGCCGCGGCGCTTGAGCATCAGCGCGTCCTCGCCGTAGCTCTTAGCGCAGCCGCGGCCGCCGCCTTCTCCGATCCAGCGCGCCGGCCCGCTCAGGAGGTCGTCAACGTGGCGCTGCTTGGGTTGCAGTAGGAGTTTCATGCACCTGGGTAGTGTATTCGAATCGAACCACGTAAGTGGCTTCCAGGTGGATTGGCTTGCCGGTCGTGTTCAGATACTCGGCTAGCTTCACCTGGAGAATGTTATCGGCGCCTAGGATCAGCCCTACGTCCTCATAATCAAACGGTTCCCGCGTGTTCGGCTGCGCTTGGGTCACCGAGCCTTGGATGTACAACGGCACTCCAGCCGAACAGTAATCGCAGTCCGCACCTGCTACCCAGGTGCTTTGAAAGCCGAGCAGGATTCCCGCCGCGCTCTCCGGCGGTGTCGGCGGATCGCCCGGCAGGCTCTTGATCCAGGCAATGAGATCGCCCCGGAAGCTGAGAATGCGGACCCGGTAGCCGGCCGGCGGATAGAAGCGCTGGTTGAAGATGGAGGAATCTGCATGCCCCCAAATGCAAGGGCCACCCGCTACGATGCAGCCCGCCATCCTGGTATCCACTGGCCCGTATAGGTCCGAAGGGTAGTTGCTGGCGACAGTGCGCGCTGCGCGAGGCTGTTGGGCTGATCCGGCAAGAGCCGAAAGCATAAGCGCACAAATGATACGACTTTGCATAATTAGGGCTCGTTCTGGGCCGCGCCCGCACGAGTGCTCTGGCAATCCTTCGCGCACTCCTTTCTTTTCCTGAATCATAACACTGTCTTCCCCTTTATTTCGACTGGCACAATCTTACCCGTTCGCGCAATGTTTCGAGATCCGCACGTGTTGTGAGCTTAGACTTTCCGCCGGCCTCCAGAATGATCTTTTGCCGCTTGCCGAAGACCGGCGACGTGAGCCGGTAAATCGGCGCCTGATTGCCGCGACGCTGAACGATTATGGCAATATGGCCGGCTGCAGTTAAACGTGCGATGCCACGTTTTATGGTAGTACTACCAGAGCCCAGATTGGCGGCTATCCACCGAGTGGTGACCTGTACGGTATCGGTTTCGAAAGCCTGCGATGTAATGCAAGCGTAAACTCCCCAGTCGAGCGGCTTCAACCGACGATCAGTCAGCACGAACCATACCAGAGCGCTGTATCTTTCGTTTCGGTCGGGGCGCTCCGACAAAAGCCGTTCGCGGGTTTTGGGTTTCTTCCTTATATGCACCCCAGTTTGTGGTCCGCAGCTATGGTCCACAATGTGGTCCGCAGCTGTGGTCCGCAAATCCTCACTCATTTGACGCCTCCTCGCCTCGAAAAATGCGCGTCACTTCGCATTGCCACAGCTTGTTGACGACCGCAAATACATCGTCCTCAAGCTCCAGCGGCCGGCGCAGCGGGAAGCGCCGAACGCGCCGCAGTCGCCCCATGGCGTGGCGCACGGCCCGATCAAAGCACCGCGCGCAGATCCAGTTCGGTTTACAGCTTTTGCGCGCACGCCCCGGCTTATGGCAATCGCGGCACACCGGCCGGCGCCGGCTTCCGCCCCGGTCAATCAGCTCCATCTTTCCCTCGCCTCCCAACATCGTCTACCACCAGCGTCAACGGGTTATCCGCGTCGCCGGCCAACACCTGCTTATCCGTCATCTCGGTGATGTTTTTGGCGACGAAAATAAACGCTGTCGGATCGTACTGCCGCGTGACCCCACGGTCGATAAGTATCTGGTACTGAATGTCTTTCGCGCGCGCGTATGCGTCTGCAAACTCGGGAAAGTTGCCACTTGCTACCCAACCTTTTATCGTTTTGCTTGGGATTCCAACCGAGACAGCGAAACCTTCGATGGTTGGCAATTCCGCGCAGATCCGGCGCACCTCGTGTTTTTGCGACCCCTTTTTGCCTTTTACATCGTATCCGGTCTCAGTGATATCGACTGGCGCCAAGTCCCGCGCTGGTGCAGTGCGCGCGCGCTCGAAGTAGTCTAGGATCAACTCGCAAAACATAGGATCGTAAGTGGTTGGCCTGCCTGGCTTGCGTGTTCCCATGCGCCAATTATCGCGCTTTTGCTGGTTGGTCTCAATGGGATAGGCACTTCAGACTGCTGGAGTTTCCGCGCCCCAGCCCGCCAGTGTCGGACCCGCTGCACGGGGGAGCATCGCGGTTCATAAGACCGCTCCTAGTACCAGCTAGACGCCCGCCTAACCGAGTTTCCGAAACGGAATGATCTTGGCCTGTACGCTCGGCAACGGTCCAAGGAAGTTCTCTGGAAGATTTGCAATCTGTTCGATCTGCGATTTCCCATGCCCGATGCTGCCAGGAATCTGATCACGGTCGTGCCCCTGGTCCACCATGATCTGAAATGCCTGCGGTAGCAGGCTCGGCATTTCGAACGGCAACTGATCGTCTAGCGGCTCGCGAAGCCTCCAGCCGCGACGCACGTAATTGATCCAAAAGCGTTTTTCCTGATCTTCGGTCAGCACCCCGAGATCAGCCAATCGATAGATCATCGCCGCGATGGCGACTTTCCACTTCGACTTGAGCGCCCGCAAGGCGTCGAGAGAAAGTGAGTACAAGTCGGCCAAAAAGGCGCGCTCTGGCAGTAGTAGGGCACCCCCGAACCGAAAGGCCTGTTTCTCGATCTGCTTAAACAAAGCCTTCTTGTTTAGTTCTTCCTGACTTACCTTTCTATGCAGGATCAAATGGCCGAGTTCATGCGCGAGATCCAGGCGCGACCTGACGGCGCTTTCCTTGTCGGCGTTCAAGACAATAAACGGAATGCCTTCAGGCTCCAGCCACTCCGAAAGGGCGTCAAGCGTTTCCGCATCGAGATAATCCCTCACCACCAAAGCCCCGTTATTTTCTGCAACCCTAAGCAGATTCGCGATAGGGGCGTCTCCGAGCCCCCAGAATTTTCTGGTTTCTGTTGCCCACACCTCAACGTCCCGCATGGTCAGCGCTGACGGATCGGCAATTTTCCAGACCGGAAAATTAACGCGCGGAAACTCAACGTAGCGCAGCACGTAGTTGGCTGTCTCCCTCGCCCAGAAATTACGCGCGTCGGCCTTCTGCCTTGCTGCGGAGGTCGTTGAGGCGAGTGAGCGATAGAATCGTGTGCCCCGAAACAGGCTTGAGTTGATAGGCTGCATGAAGAAGTACGCCGGCTGGCAGAGAATACCGCAAAGCCTATCAAAAAGCTCAGGACGTGGAGAATCTAATCCACCTTCCCATCTGGAGACGGCCTGCTTCGTCACCCCCAAAGCCTGCCCTAGAGAGGTAACTGTAAGGCCCATGGCCTCCCGCGCCTGTTTTAGTCGGACTCCTACAAACCCTGGCGTCCCAGAAATCACGCCTGTTCCTCTTTGACAGGAGTGCGCGGTTTGACGGGAGCAGGTTTGGTAAAGTCGTTCTTGACATCAATGAATTGCCCAACAATATCCGCAAACCTCGTCCAGAGGTCCACTCCTTTGCCGATGTAGCCAGAGAATCGTCTGTTCGGGAAGCGTACCTTTGCAAATGCGGGGCGGTTGCGATTCTCTGAAGCGAAGCGCTCCGCTATGCCGCACCAGTCATCCTCAATCTTCGAGTGCCTGTATGGACCGCTCGCATTCCGAGCTATAGGGTGGCGAAAAACCGTATAGCAGTGCTCTGATGCGTCTGAATAATTGCGGAACAGCCCGTGGAGCAGTGCCCGCTGGACCTCGACGGGAACCTCAGAGCAAAACATGTCGGCGTACTTCTCGCCCCATGGCTTGGACTCAAGTCTCATGTTAAGCAGTATGGTCTTTTTGCTCAATCTTGTCAAGCGTGAGCAAACTCTTGGTCGGAGTTCCACATCCGGTCCGCTGGCCGTCGTCTGCTCAAGCTCCGCGATGAGCTGCTCGTACGGCAGATCGCGCCCGATCCCAGCCGCAGCGCGGTCACAAGTATGACTACGTTCTGAGCCTTACGGTTCCAGCGGAACTGAAATTCGCTCAGATATCGATCCGCTCCGGCTGGGCAAAGCGCAGGCGCATCAATCCTCCTCGAATCCCTGATTCTCGAACTTCGAATCGCAGGACCGCACCTGCCATGCTCGTGTAAAGAAGATTGTTCTTCAGCTTTTTCGACGCCCGCTCCGCCAACCACTCCTTCCCCTGAAGCCTGTCCTCCTGCCACTCGACCCCAGGGAATGCCTGTCCTGGCTCCGGGCGCCTCTGCCCCGACTGCAAATCCGGTGAGAAAGTCTCCGCGCTCGGCGTATGCGCCACGCGCAAACCGGGGTTCTACCGCTGTCTTTCCTGTGCGTTCGATTTCACTGTTCGCAGCAAATTTCCGCCGCAAGTTCGGTGGTGAAAAGAGATTTGCGCCCCGGCCCAGCCTTTGCCCATGCCATGCGCCAATTATCGCGCTTTTGCTGGCTGGGCTCAATCGGGAAGCGCTTGACAGCAGCATGGAATACGGCTATGATCAGCATGTGAAATACCGAGAGGACTGGGAGCTTGACACGATACCGGACGCGCGGCTGAAGTCGGAGTGGGGGCGGCGAAGCCAGGCGCGCCGGCGGAGCCATGGCAGCGGGTCGCGGCCGACCTGCGAGTGTGGGATCTGCGGCAAGTGCGTGATGCGGGATTACCAGCGGCGCCGGCGAGCAGCGCGCGCGAAATCCTCGCAAAATGCCCATACTTTACCGATAACGCAAAAATAGTTCACTTTTTGCTTTACAGCAGCATGTGGATGAACTATTATAAAAGCATGGAGGCAGTTCAGATGACGACCTGGATCGAAGACGACAGCAGCGTAATCGATGTTATCGAATCCGCAAAAAGCGCTTGGTTTGAAGCACACCCGGAGTGCAACGCGGAAACAACCGAAACGACCGACGAGGAAATAAACGAAGCGCTCGGCCTTCCGCGCGGCGGTGCTATCCGCCCCCTCGCGGACAACTTCGCGGATTGGTCTGAAACCGAAGTCCGCAACGCCGTGGCGTGCGGGCTGGACGCTTGGTTCAATCGCGCCGAGGTGCGGTACGAGTTGCTCTGAGCGGTTTCCAGACGAGGAAACCGCTCGGATCTACATGGTGCGGCGGAATCGACCTGGACAAATTGCGCGGAGACGTGGAAATCGATGAGTGCTTTGTCGGTGGGTTGGAAGCGAACAAGCACGAGTCGAAGAAACTCCACGCGGGGCGTGGCAAGCCGGGTCGCAACTCTACACCGATGAGCATTCGGCTTAAGACGCAACCTGTGCAGCGGAGCGCGCGCCCGCTGCCGCCAGGATGTCCTCAAATGTCCGTTTTTCGCGCGCTGGAAAAAAGCAAACGGGAGGTGACCTAACCGATGAAGATTCACACAACGTTGCACCGGCTCAAGGAGGGGGGAGCTTGCTCCGCCCGCTACGAGTACCTCAAATCCAACCTCGGGCCTATCGGCCCGAATGACCCCATCGACGCACTCGACGTGCTCAAGCACAACGGCGTCGGGGATACCGAGTGGCTGCTCAATTCCACCGCCTGCATCGAAGACCCGGCCAAGGCGTGGGCGGAATACCGGCGCGTCAGGTCCACGGCGCTGGCGGAACACGAGCGCGTCACGGCCACGGCGCTGGCGGAATATGAGCGCGTCACGGCCAAGGCGCTGGCGGAACACGAGCGCGTCAGGTCCACGGCGCTGGCGGAGGTACTTGGGGAGGTGGGTGGTGCTGCGTAAAGAAGCCGTCCGAATCCTCCGCGCGGCCTACATGGAGAGCACGGCCAGCGACACGCTGTACAACGCTCGCCAATACCTTCAGGATCGCGCTTGGAACGCGCCAAACGCTTCGGGATTAAGGCCGACCCGCGCGGGCACGTCCATAGCTTCCATGGAGTATCTGCATGAGCGAGACGCCGAAGTGCTTGGATGCCATTGTGGACGCCGTTCTCCGCTATAAGCCCGCGCCGAAAACGAAGTCACAGAAGCGCCGCGCGCGGAAAGCGAAGAAAGTAAAGGCCAAGTCTTAGCGTGGGTAATCATGTATATAATTCCCCTTGGAATGAAGGACTGGATTGTGTTGGAAACATTAGAGGATGCGCACAATATGACGGTGGTAGCAGGCATGTGGCCCGGTGGGAGTCTCGCGAGGGGCTCCCACGTTTTGGAAAGGAGCAAATCGTGACCGACATTCCAATCGTCGAAAACCCGCAGGAACCGTCCGACATGGCGGTAGTTGACGCGCAGCTCGCGCTCATGTACCCGGAGTGCGGCGACTCGCCGAGAGCGCGCGCAATTGTCGCGCTAATGGATGGCAATATCGGGCCGGATGAGTTCTTGATGCTGGTGGAGTGGCACCGGATCAGCGGGCAGGAAGGCTAATCCGCCCCCGCCGTTGCCTTTGCGTCCACGAATCGGTCGAGCCTGTCCCGCACGCGACCAAGTTCAGATACCATGATATCCATCTTGCCGGCGACTCCGGCAATTTGCTTCACCAAATCGCTGAACAGATTGGCGTCGTATTCGCGCGTTTTTTCAAGAGAGGAGATGCGGCGCTCGTGCTCATCGATCTTTTTTTCGGCTACCGCGACAACCTTTAGCGCGGCCCACCAGATGCCGATGAGCGTAAATATTTCGGTCAACAGATGCATCCATTCCCGGAGTTCCGTCACGTATCCTCCCAACCGTAAGTTATAGCACACCGGAGTTTTCGGTCTGTAATTGCCGTTGGGCAACCGATCGTTGGGCCGGCGCACTGGCCTTGATGGACCTGGGCGT